TTATCAATCTTAGCCTTAGCCACATTCTTTCGTACAGTTTCCACGTCTCGATAAGATGTAAGTGTTTCAAGATTCCTATCCTTCAAAGTCTTTTCGTATTGAGATTTAGAAGTAAAATATCCTTGTCCTGTTTGATGTCCTGCCCACATTGTATCAGGCTGCATTGTACAAACTGAAGGAATAACATCCCATATCGTTAGCATATAACAATCCTGACAAGGCATAAGCATCTCACCATTAGGATACTTTTTCTTTAAATGTTCCTCAATTCTTCCACAACCTCTACATTGTATTTCATAAAGTGGCATAGAATTAAAATTTAAGCTTAGGTGTTTTAACCGTAGACTTTCCTCTCTTAGCAATTGAGATTTTAGGCTTACGCATTCCAGTATTAATGGAAAGTTTTGGCTTTGCAGCTTTTACAATCTTTGAGGCTAAACCATATTTCTTCATAGTTACCTCGCCTTATTCTTAAAATAATTAATAAGTCTCAGTTTTCTATTAGTTGCTTTCTTACCTGCAAACTTAGTTAAACGTTTACCTGTTTTATGGGAATAAACTGCACATTTAGCTTTTCTACATTTAACCATTTTGTGCTCCTAGTTGCATTCCAGAACCATTAGTTATTGGTGCTCCACCAATCTGTTGGTAGAGAGAAGAAAAATCAGGAGCAGACTGCTGAATAGCTTGACCTTGAGTAGTCTGTTGCCCTTGCTGTTGATTAACAGACTGCTCCTGTAATGGAGGCTGTGGAGTAAGTGCTGGCGCATAAAATCTTCCAATATCTTTAATCCCAAAACTTTCTAGAACCCATCCAAATAATTTATTTAAGTCTAGCTGAATCAGACCTTGCTGAATCAATGGAAGCATTTGTGTGGCTATCTGCCAGATTTGAAGTCTCTGTTGTCTATCAAGAAGTGGATCAACTTTAGGAGCACTAACAGTCTCCATAAAAATATCAACTTCTTCTTTAATCATTTCAGGAGTAAGTGTTTCCCAATATGCTCCTTGTTCTCCAAGTAATTCAATAGCTTCTTGTTGGGTAAAGTTTGCTTTGATATGTTGGAGAACTTGATTAGCAATCTTCAAAATGAAATCATCTACTGCATCAACTCTGTCATCAAGTTTAAGTCTAAAGAGAGAGGTTCTAGTTGATACTTCACCTGATGTGGTTCTACTGGGAAGATTTCTACCTTGGATAAGTGCATCTAGTCCTGTTGCATCTTGAATGTCTGCATTAATCATTCCTTCTACAAGTTGAACATCTTGGGGCATTGGTGCATCAGGAATGGGAGAAACTGAACCAATCTGTGGGACACGAATGATTGTTCCATCTTCACCTTCAATTAATTTATTTAATTCAGACTCATCTAGATTTGCAAGTGCTTCGTACTTTCTAGCTGAGAATCTACGTCTATGGTCAAATGCATATGTTCGATTTCTATTTAGTTCAAACTGTTGATCTTCAATTTGATATGGGATACCAATACCATAGAGTTCATCAGGGAGTGGAACATAATCTAGTTTGACATATGGAAAGTTATCAATGTAATTATAAGGCCAATCTTTTTCAATTAGTGGTTCTCTAACTCCATCTGCAAATACATAATATTTTTTATATTTCTTATCCCATACTTCAGATAACATTACAAGCTGAGATTCAGGAAGTTTTGGATCATCTGTCTGATTAGTTAAATTACTTAAGAATGGCTGATCTGTAGCATTTGCTCCCAATGTTGATTGTCTATATTTTAAATCATAAGTTCCATTCTTAATTTTATTTCTTACAGTCTTACTATATCTTTCGTTAGCTAGAATATCCCTCTCAGTTTTAAAATAAAGTTCTGCAACCCATCTCGCAGTTTCGATATTATTCTCCGAAGCTGTCGGATCAATGAGGAAAAAGAATGGGGAAACACGCCTAACAAATGGATGATCTTGCGTAACATAGGAAGCATATTCAATCTCCCCATCTGCTTTTGATTTTGAACTATCAATTTCAAAAACATACCCAATCTTACAAATACCGTGTCCACAGATAACTGAATCATAGACTGAAGCTTTAACTTGTTTGTTCATATCACGTTGATTATATTCGTAGTTAAGCTTAGCAGTCTGTAGTTGCACTGAAACAGTTTTAGATGGTTGTCTAGCTTTACCTTGAAATTCAGGATGAGTAGTCATCAAGAATGGGACAACATTTAGGATTGAGGATTGTGTTTTATTAACTGTGATTCTATCCCTAAGTTGATCTGATGCTGGACCATCTATATTATTATCTCTATCTCTCCAATGAATACCACGAAACATATCATATGCACGATTCCAGTTTCTATCACCATTCCAATAATTCTGACGCCATCTCAATGCATTATCAATTCGGGATAACCATATGTCATAGTCATAAGAACCTGATCCCTTTTCTTTTTGTTCTTCAAGAGATGGGATAGAATATGGATCGTATTTTGATGTAAGTGATTTTCGTGGCATTTTAAATTATTTAACTTTCTGTCCTGTAACTTCTTCTTCTAAACTACTTTCGATCCAACCAAATCTTTTAAGAAATTCTTCTCTATCTGAAGAAGTCCAATTGATTTCATCAATATGCAGGTATTCTAAAAGCTCAACAATCTGTCGTATTCGAATTAAATTAGAAACCAAAATGTAGTGTTTTTCTGAAACCATATAAATTAAATTATTTACGATTCATTGTTTGTCTATTTTCTGTTGATCTTCCTAAATGCTTAATCCACCAATCAGGAGAACCTTTTGGTGCAATCTTGGGAATATGTGGTCTTGGTATGTGAACTTGTTTTGCCATTTGAACTGCTATCATTGCGCTAATAACTAGATCATCGTGTTTACCAGGAGATGCAGCAGCCTTGCCATTTGGGAGTATAACAAAAGATTTCATCTGTGTCAAGAGTTTTTTTGATTTAATAAAAATATTATTATTCTCAATTAAATCAGTAAAATCTCTAATCATAATCTGTCGTGTTATCTCATTTGTATGCCAACCATATCTAACATTTGAACTTACTTTAGATTGAAATGGGTTAATAGCATAATACAAATTGGGATAATGGTAGTAGTTGACTAACTTCTCAACTGCTGCATATCCACCTTTATCGTTTAGTTCAACTCCAAGTAATGCTTTGTTATATAGCAAACTTAAATAATTTAAGACTCCTGCAAATTCGTCAGGTCTAATAATATCTGAAAATACCGCAACTTCTTCGAGAGTGGGAAGTTTAAGAACATATGCGGTTGACTCATCTCCACCATCAACGCCTTGTGCTCCATCAGCACCGATTGCATAATTAATTCCCGTAACTGGGGATTCAAATATGGATAGATGTCCATACCTTGCTTCATAGAATTTTCTTGTTGAATCTTTGAGTGAGTCATCATGTTGATACCTATATGTTTTTGGTTTAAGTTTTAAATTATTTAATTGGTCTTCAATTTCTAAGATTCGTTCTGTTGAAAAGATTGAGTTAGTAGATGTTGCAAAAGCATCTTCAGGAGTGGTGGGATACTCCTGTCTAAATTTTGATTTATTACCTCTAAGTTTTGTGTCAATTGTTCTCCTTCTCCAAGCAAGTCTTGCCATAACTTCATTCTCAAGTTCATATTCTCCTTCAAGCTCGGGATACCAAAACTTGCACTCTCTAATAATATTTTCTCTTTCTCTGATCTCATCTCCATATCTGGAATCAGGTAATTCAGACAATTCAAAATATTCATCAATTGATATTTCAATTCGATAAGTTGTATCTGCGATCCAAGAGATAAAGATTTTTCTGAATCCATTTTGATTATCCTCCCAAAAGTCTTTAGCTGCATTCTCTCCTTGTGGGGTAGACTCTAGAATAATTACTGATTCTTGATCGTCTGGGACTGCATTGAATAACGCAACCATACGTTCATCAATGTCAATACCCAACTCGGGATATATGGCGAATTCCGTAAGGAGTGCATACTGGTACGTGTAACTTCTCCCAATAGCTTTGGAGTCAATTGTGGATACATCAATACGTGAATCCAAACCAATGTCTCCTGTTCGTTCTGCATCTTCAAGGGAATTAGCAAAATGAATCTCCTTTCTGTTCATTTTTCTAGTTTGTGGTTGTAATAGCTTCTCTGATCTAAGGTGATATGTTTGAATTTTATTCATCATACCAAATGCTGCATCTTCATCGTGAGCTATTAGAATTGCATTCTTATTGGGAGAAAGAGAGGTAAGCCAATAGAATAGACTTGTGAAGAATACGGTTGCTCCCCCTTGCCTCATCTTCACAAGATACCATCTTATTGGCTTACCAGACTTTCTATCTTCTTGGAATAAACTCCATAATCTCTTTTGCATTTTGTTTAATGTGAGCATCTGGAGTTTACCAGACTTATTCTTGATACGAATATTTAATTCACAATACTTTGTGAAGTCTTGTTTGAGAATATTAAATTGTTCAAGATTAAGTCTCATATTAAATTATTTAAGTTTCTTACTTTCCAAACCTCAATCCAATACCTGCTGAAATTCGTGTATTAGGAACTGGGAAATCATTTACATAAACTCTTCCAACTTCAATTGGACGAATAAAGAAATATTCTCCAATATGAAAATCAACACCTGAACTAATCAAATGGGAAAAGTGTTGACATTGATATTCTTGATTACAATCTACTCTATAAGCACCAAACAATACTTTACCAAAAATATCTACTCTATCATTGGGAGAATACGTTAGTTGTCCACCTGCGTGATATGAATATGATTTTACATTATCACGATTATTAAAGTTAGTAGAGAATTCAAATACTGGTTGAATACTAAATTTATTTCTATGATAGATTGTAGTATTTACTTCAGCAATAATATTATGTGATTCTGTAATGGGAACATTAGTACCAAGGAATATAACTTTATCTGCTCTTAGATTTGAATAACTAACTGATACTTTAGTTTGTGCTTTAGCAGTTATACAAAAACTAAGAAAGATAATTGAAATACAAAGAATAATTAGTGTATAGAATTTTGTGTTTGACATATTTTGACTCCTGTTAAAATATGGTACGTAAATTATTTAATTTCTTTCTGGATCAGAATATTCTTTAACAATTCGGCAATGTATAGTTTCTTCTTCTACATCGCCAGAACTAAATGTTACAATAACTGTGGGAATAAGATAATCATCTGATCCTAATCTAATTTCATAATCCCACGGTTCTGTATCTACACCATACTTCTTGTTCTGTCTAGAATGGGTTCTTTGTATAGCACCCTCTATTTCTTGTTTATTTAGAATAAACATACATTATTTTTGACTCTCCTTATTTAAATGTTGTTGAATATATAGAAAT